TTGGTGCTGCGCTTGCCATTAGACTAACGTCGTGGTGCTGTGGTGTCCAGACTCAGACTGAGCAGTATTGGTTCCACCAAAGTTCCCAGAGATCATGTTCGCGTACTGAGCGAGATGCTGCCACGGTGCAGTCTGACCAAACTGGAATCTGGTTCTGGCATCATCCATGATCGCTTGGTTGTACTGCTGTTGCGGTAGTCCGACTCTGTTGTACAGTTGCTTGGACATCTCCAGAGGCATATTCATGATGTTGCCGTACTGTCCTAAGGCATTGCTCTGGACCTGCTGTGCTGTGTTGTAGGCGTTGTTGTACATGGCTGCACCTGCATCGGTGACCTGCCTGTTCGCTTCATCAATGACACGGTTGTTCAGGAGATCACCACGGCTTGATCCACCGGGCTGCCCCATCATCACCTGATTGGACCTGACCTGCTGCATCATATCGTTGGCAGAATCCATTGCCTGCCCCTTATAGACATTCATCATGTCGCCATAGGGTGAGCCGGTACCTGTATTCACCTGACCAGACATCATCTGGTTGAAGTTGCCCAGAGTCTGGTTCATCTGATCCTGAGCACCGCCTGTCACCCAGTTCGATGTCAGGTTCATTGCCTCCATCTGTGCGGGAGTCAGGTTGGCTACTGTCTGACCGCCGTACATCTGTAGCGGACCCTGCTTGTATAGGTTATTAGCCTGGCCTAGCAGTTGCTCGTAATACTCCTGCTGGAATGGCTGCGAGGTTGTAGTGGATGACCCGCCACTTCCACCAGTAGTGGTCTGCGTTGTTGATTGCTGTGATGGGCTCATGTTAATACTCCTGTTATCGGTTTAGGATTGTTGACATACACGCCTGCTGAGTTCAACAAGCCGTACTGCTGGTTAGGGGTATAGACCCAGTTATTAGGATCGACCAGAGGGTTCAGTGCCTGATTGGGTGTAGTTGGGTAGTAATCAAACATCGGCTGTTGGGTGTTGAGATAGCCACCAGTAGGTCCTGTATCAATCACCTCACCCTGAGGATATATTACCTCACCACTTTCCCTTGCTGGGGCAGGGGCATGGCCTCCTCCACCTCCGCCACCAGAGGGTTTGGCAGCGACATCAGAAGACCAGTATCTGGCTGCCCCATGTCGTCCCGGGCCAGCAGATCGCCACCAACCTTGATCTGCATCCCAATAAGCCTTTCCTCCAGAATCTGCATCTCCGATTTTTATGTATTCACCACGCTTATCTTTGAATACAGCGTATTCTGTCGGGGTGCCCTCTGGACCACTCCCTTTGTACATAGGGCCGAAGCCCTGCATATTATTTCCTATCCCAGCGCCTGAGTGAACCAAGACCTTGCGACGTTCTGCGTGTTTCTTGGCAGCCTCTTCGCCGATCCTTTTCTCCTCAGCCAGTTGCTCTTCTGTTTTTTTATGTTTGCTTGGTGACATAATATGCTCCTCAGTGCATCCTGTGTTCTATCTGTTTCGTTACGATGTGGTACTGATTTTCCCACCCGTGTTTCTCAAGGGCCTTTACCATCCCCTTCCTAGTGTAGGCTTCCAGATGGGCACAGCCGTGCATCATCCCGTATTCCTCTATTGTTGGTACGAACTTACTCCAAAGGTCCATCCCTACTAATCCCTTTTCTCCGCCCCTGCATTCCATGGTAAGGACTCTGACAAATGATTTCCTCGGGTACCTGATTACCTGTGTAATCATATGCCCGACGATTACTCCTTCAGATATAAAGACCCAGAGCCTGACAGCGCCGACAGTAAGTTCGGCCAGGAAGTCATCACCGTCCATCACAGAGTCTGAATGGACCATGGCTCTTTCTAACCCATCCCTGACGAACGGCCATACCTCACCAACATCTTCAGGCTCAACGAGGACAAGATAAAATTCCTTACCGTCGTGTTGGAACTTTTCCCGCATTATTCGTACCTCATAATGTATGCCAGCGCGTAAAATGGTGGCTCGTTTGAATGTCTGTGAGCCTCTCCTGAACCAGTAGATCCGCTATTTGATGATAGAGATCCACCAGTAGTACCACCAGTTAATCCAGTAGTTGAAGAACTTGACGCTCCGGTATCGCCATTAACCCTGTGCAAATGGTTCCCGTCTGTTGATACTAAGTGGGAGTGGGACCCAGCGTTTGGCATTTGTATATTTTCCTTCGCGAATCTTCTATTCGCGCCAGTGCCGCCAATAGACCACTCGTCAGACCCGGGGACATAACTTCCGTGACTGTGGTCACCATCCTGACCAAGGCTATGGTCGTGATCCCCATCCTCATCTGTGTCAATGGATACAGCGTGCGTATGCTCCATCGTGTGGCTGTGAGAAGTAATATTATGCGTATGGGCTATCGTATGGTTGTGCGATGGAATCTGCTCTGGTGTCAATGATGTCCACCCTGTTACCGTAGATCCGCCAGTCACATCAATCCCGTTGGTGCCAAACCCGAGAACAAACCTGTTAGTCAGATTTGGAGTTGACATTCCATTCGGGGCGTTAGACCCATTACATATGGCCCAATGCTCTGGAGCGGTTGATCCACGCCACATAATGATACCGCCTATAGGTGTTGCCCCACCGCCACCACCTGCGCCAGATACAAGAACCCATCCTTCCTCAGTGTACATATACAACCCTGCACCAAATCCAGGGTCCCATGCCTCCCCATTAGCGTAGGCAAGGTCACCAACCCGTGGCTTTTCTGGCTCCTTGTTCAGTGGCGAGAAGTTCTTGGTTGGTGAGTTCACCATGCTCGCTATCGAAGACAGGCTGCTCTGCATATACACAGGCAAGTCTTCTGCCGATGCTGGCGGAACACCCGGAGTGTATCTTGCTAGGGTAGCCTCTTTGTTAGACATAAACCCTACTGCCTCTCCTGCCAGCCGGGGCAATCTCGTACTCAAGGCCCGATACGCCCCATGAGAAGTCTCCATCTGACTCGAACTTTATTGCCAGTAATTTGCCAGTTGTTCTCACACTTATCTTACTCATTATGTCTGGGTTAAAATCTACTGTGTAATCCCATGTCACTGGGTCTTCCGTTGACATCTGGTATCCTGTGGATACCTTCAATGTAGTATCGGTTCCACTTGTCCAAACCTTAGGCCACACGGCAGTAACATGCTTAACACTAGACGGGTCGCCAAGGTCCATGCCCGTTCTCTCAACATACGATGGCATAATATCTCCATCCTCAGTATTGCCTGCGTTATGTCGGTAGATCTTACCGTCTCCAGTGCTTGCGAATACGAGGTTCTCCACGACATTATCGTACGAAGATGTTCCCCAGTGCCTAGACGTTGAGGCCCAAGAGTATGTTTGTGCTTCCCACATCTGATCTTCTTGGAGATACTGAGCGATACCAGATTTTATGTGACCCAATTCTGGCAGACTTCTTATGGAGAATGTATTGTTCACATAGTTCCAAATTATAGCCTTATCACAGTAAGTCGAATTAACAGACGCATAGCAAGCCCACACCTCGTTGTTTCCCCAGTCTGTCACAGCGAAGCAGTTACTAAATGTATTGCCGTCCAAATCAAGATACAATTTGTCCCGTATCTTCTGGGTTAGCAACGGCTGAACAGTCTGACCGTTGTTGGTATAGCAGTCATTACTACCTATAAAAAAGTGCCCACCCGGAAAGTCAGTTACTGCATTCTTGCAGATAAGGCCTATATCCTCAATTAATGGCTGGAAGCCAAACATGAACGGGGCACCAATAAAGTTAGCCACGATAATTGCGTCAGTCTTGTAGATCATCAATGATTCGCGCAACTGCTGGATATGAACAACTGGACCTTCAGTGTCCAGAAGTTCGTAGATACCAGCATCTCCGTCAGGATCAGTGTAGTCCCATGATGAAGGTGGTTCGTACTGGCTGGTCATGTCAGACCACGCAATAAGCCTATCCTTCCGTATGTTTGTCGCGTCGTCGAAGATAGCGCCAGCAAACAGGAATGACTTGAAGCCCTGAACCGTCTGGCATTCAATCCATTTCTCTTC